TTGGATTCAATCACAAGCGCAACGAAAAATTCGGTGACCATGCAAAAGATGATCGGGCTGAATGAGTCCGATCGCCAGAATGCCCTGCGATGGGCCTTGGATTATTTGCAAAATGGATTTGTTCCCGCTCAATCGCGTTCGCTTGGTCGATTTTAATTTTTAGAAATTATGGCAATACTCGATCAATTCGGACGGCAAGTCAGTTACAAAGCAGCAAGGGCAGCGCAGGAAACTCGTTATCGTCCATGGGAACCCACGGAGAAAAAGGATATTGGCGAACTTGTCCCATCTGTTGACCGGGTCACGCTGCAATCACATGCCCGGAGGATTTACCTTAATTTCGGCCCAATCAAGAATGCGATCAATCAGCGCGGAATGTATGCGGTCGGTCGAGCATTCGTCCCGATCTACAAAGGTCTGGATGATGTGTTCGGTGCCGCAGCGACCAATTTTCTTACTGATGTGTTTTACCGGATCGGGGATTCCCGAGGTGGAATGCACGATTTCAAGACCAACCTATTTGGGTGGTCGACCTCGATCGACATCGATGGTGAAATTTTCATCCTGCTCACAGAAACCGCGACCGGATTCCCGCAATACCAAGGAATCCCGAGCCACCGAATCGCAACACCAAAAGGTTTCAGCGATGGAAAACAATACCGAGGCGGCACGCTTCAAGACGGCATCATTTATTACCCAAGTGGCGAGGCAAAAGAATATGCCTTTTGCGATAAGACAGGCGCAATTGATCAATGGTTGCCTGCGCAAAACGTGATCCATTTGTTCGATCCAGAATGGCAATATCAAAGCCGAGGGCTTACCGCATTGACGCATTGCATCAATGATTGCCGCGACATGATCCAATCCACCGAATGGGAAAGGTTGGCAATGCTGCAGATGTCGAGCATCAGTCTGGTGGAATACAATGACACGGGCGGCCCGGATCATGATGATCCTTACAACGCATTGATCGGCAACACCGAATCGAGCAAGGGCATGACTGTTGAAAGTCTTGATGGCGGGACTGTTCGATATTTCCGCAGTAATTCCGGCGGGAAAATTGAAACCCTGATCAACAACCGCCCCGGCAATCCATTTTTGGATTTCCACAATCGCCTGCTCAAGTCGGCATTTGCTGGTCTGAATTGGCCGATGGCATTTTATGATGGTCATGCGTCCGGGGGTGGCACAGCACAACGCACCGAAATTGCAATGGCCCAACGCTCGATTGAGGATCGGCAGGATTTGCTTTTCTATGCAGCAAAACGAATCATTGGATATGCAATTGCCAAAGCTCAAAAGCGTGGCGATTTGCCTGCTGCCGCAGATTGGTATAACTGGGAATTTTCAACACCACCAAAACTGACAATTGATGATGGAAGAATCACAAAAGAACTGGAAGCATTGTGGAAAATGGGTGCTGCTAATTTGCGTGATATTGTGTCAATGCGTGGGAAAACTCTTGAATCTCATTATCAGGAAAGGGCGCAGGAAGTCGCATTGAGAAAACTTGCAGCTAGAAACGCATCAACGCTTTATGGTGTGGATGTCGATGACCGGGAAATGTCCATGCTTACCGCGAATGAGATGCCCGGATCCAATGGGGATTCAAATCACAATGAAATCGAGCAAAATTCTAAAACTTTAAAACAATCAGATGATGAAAATTGAAATTGAAAACCGAACCGGAAAAATTAAACTTAATTCTGGGGTTAACAAGGAATCCGCCGACAAACTAATTGATGATCTCGATCGCATGTATGGGCAAACCGCAGTGACTGCTCAGATGTGCATCGGTGATGTCGTATGTTCTGCCGACAACGCACTTGAGTCGGTGGATGTCGAAATCAATTCACCGGGCGGATCCGTTTTTGAGGGTCAACGAATCTTCAACTCCTTGCGCGAAATGTCCGCCCGGGGTGTCAATGTTACCACCACGGTAAATGGACTGGCTGCATCAATGGGCAGCGTAATCCTGATGGCAGGTGATACCCGCCGAATGACGGCAGGGAGCCGCATTATGATCCACGAGGCATCGACAATTGCGGCAGGTGACGCGAGGTCATTGCGCAAACAATCAGATTTACTGGAAGGCATCAGCGCGGAGATTGCCGGCATCTATGCTGGACGGACTGGTGGTGATGAAAAAGAAATCCGCAAAATGATGTATGCCGAGACTTGGATGACTGCGGAAGAGGCGAAGGCAAATGGATTTGTCGATTTGGTCATCAGGGATGGAAAGGAAGAAGAAGAATTTGACAAACCAACTAATGGCATGACTGGCATTCTTGCAAAATTATTCCCCGGCAATGACGAAGCTGCAAAAATCGAAGCAGCAATCCTCGAAAATGACACCCTCCGGGCTGAACTCGAAAAAGCCACCCAGAAGGTCGATGAATTGACTGGTCTGGTTGAGGTGAACGCACAACTTCAAAACGATCTGGCTGCCGCACAATCTGCTGTTGCTGAATTTGAAACGAAGGCGATCGCCGACTCCCAAACCATCAAGGAATTGGAAGAGGCCACCGAAATTTCCGAGGAGAAAGTTTCTGCCAAGGCATCCGAATTGCTTGCATCTACCGGGCATCCATCGCCAGTTGCTCTTGCTGCCGATAGCAACGAGGCTCCACCGAGTCACCTTGCTGTTATGGCAAAACTTTCACCCACTGACGCTGCCGAATATTTCGCCGCTCACAAGGCCGAGATTCTCGCAGACAATAACCGATACAAAATCTAATCTACAACAATTGAATTACCATGGCTACCATTGCCCTTAACGATAAAATCTTCACCCAAGTCGCCATGCAGGCGTTTGTGGCGAAGCTCGCCCCGCTTAACGCATTTACCAAAGACTTTTCATCGGAAACCCGCAGAAAAGGTGATGCCGTTATCGTCCCATTGATCAGCGGCATTACCGCAACCACTTTCAACCAAAGTTATGAGGTTGGTGGTGGTGCTGTGACTTTTGCAACTGTCAACATGACCAACCATCGCGTTGCAAGTATCGACCTTACCGATGTGCAAGTTGCAAACAGCAGCGCAGCAGTTATGGACAACCTTGCAATCCAAGCAGGTGAAGCCCTTGCTCGCACGGTTCTTACCGACATTTGGAGCGCAATCACCACGGCAAACTTTGGTGCTGCGATTCTTACGACTGCCGGGGCAAACTACACGATTGCTCAAATGGGCGCACTGCGCCGCGCACTTGTCCAACGCGATGTCCCAACTGATCGCCTGTCATTTATTGCCGACAGCGAGGTTTACACTGGTCTGCTTACATCTACTGGCGTTGCCCAAGCACTTAATTATGGTGGTGCTGAAGCCGTGCGCGATGGCAACATTCCAAGTCTGCTTGGCATGTCGATCTTTGAATCGAACGTGATCCCGGCAAATGGACTTAGCAAACTTGGTGGTTTCGCGGTTCACCCTGATGCCATTGCCATTGCAATGCGCTATCTTGAGCCGCAAGCCCCGGGTGAATACCTCGCAGCCGAGCAGGTTACTGCATCGAACGGTATTGTGATGGGCTATCGTCGCCACTTCAACGCTGCGACTGGTCGTCATTTTGCTAACTTTGAGTGCTTGTTTGGTTATACCCCTGCACTCACTCGCGGCCTTGCCCTTGTGACCATTCCCGCTTAATTGCTAACCTAGCACCCTCCCGCAATAGTGGGGGGGTGCTTTTTTTCTATAAATATGAAATTATCTCTGTGCGTTATTGTCGGGAATGTTGAAACATACATTGATCGCTTTTTAGATCATTTTCAACATGTGGCGGATGAAATTGTAGTGGTTCGGGCGATTGGAAATCAGGCAGCTGATAGAACACTGGAGATCGCAAAAAGCCGAGGTTGCATTTGTGATGAATATTTGAACGAGCATGATTTTCCTCATGTTGATGATTTCGCTTTAGCTCGGAATAAATCGCTCGATTTGGCTACTGGTGATTGGCTCATGTGGGCCGATACCGATGATGTGATCTCGCAGGATGCGTGTCAGCAGATCCGCGACATGATCCCGAGGTTGGGTGCCGACATTCAAGGTGTGCTGATCCCCTATCAGGTGCCGGATGATAACATCACACTGCACCGGGAGCGAGTATGGCGCAAAGGCGCGGCCCGGTGGAAAAACCGCATTCATGAATGTCTAAAATTCCCGGAAGGCGCAAAAATGGCAAAATTCGATCAGGTGTCGATCCTGCATATGCCAATCGGAAAGCGGAAATCATCGAGTGATGAACGCAACTTGCGGATCCTTAAGTCAATCCCGGATGATGAGCAAACAAGTGCATTGCTATTTTACCGCATGCAATCTGAACGCGCATTGGGCATGACTGATGAGGCGACCGAGACTGCACAGCAGTTGGCAATGGCACCCGATGCCGGGCAACCAGAACGCTATGAGGCATTTCTGGTCATGGGGCAGATGGTGCCGGACGCATCAACCCGAGCGCAACTTTACTTGCAGGCGATTGCGGTCAGTCCAAATCGACGCGAGGCATACGCTGAACTGGCAATTGAATCACTAAAAGCAAACAATTTCCAAAGTGCCTTGGATTGGTCTGAAACCATGATGGCGTTGCCAACACCAACAGCATGGTGGTGGAACAGCCGGAGGAAGTTCTATGGTTGGCAGGGCATTCAAGTGCGCGGCATGGCACTTAGAGCAAATCACCGAGCCGAAGAAGCGAACGCAATTGAGGCAAACCATTTCATTCGCAATGGCGCGAAAATTAGCCTTTTGCACGCAACCCGGGGCAGACCAGCTCAGGCATACTCAGCTCGGGCGAAATGGTTGGATCGGGCAGCGGATCCAGACGCGATCGAGCATATTTATGCGCTCGATTACGATGATCCGATGATCGGCCCATTTCTCACCTGCCGACATGTAATCAATCGGGATGCCGGCCCGGTGGGCGCATGGAATGCCGCAGCTCGATTCTCACAGGGTGAAATATTGGTTCAGCTTTCGGATGATTGGGATCCTCCGATTCATTGGGATAAACTGATCCTCGATAAATTCAACGGCACCCAAGACCCTGCGGTGTTGGCAATCTCGGATGGCTCGAGAAATGATGGCCTGCTCTGCATGGCTATCCTTAATCGTGCGAGATACAATCAGCAGGGATACATGTTCCACCCGGAATTTTTCTCTGTCTACTCTGATAATTGGTTTACCAATCAAGCATATGCAGATGACGTTGTGATCGACGCTAAAGACATCACATTTACTCACATGCACCCGGCATTCGGACTTGGTGAGATGGATGAGACATACGCGAGATCGAATGCGAAACAAAATTACGAGTCTGGCAAAGGAATTTTAAATCGACTGCAATCTGGTATTGCCGTTTCAAGTGAAATCGCCGGGTGGTGTGACTACAAAGAATTCTATCGTAAAGTTGCCAACACAATTGAAAATGGGGCAACATTTGTTGAGGTTGGTTCATGGATGGGGCAATCGATCGTCTGCCTGTGCCAAGCACTGCAAGACCTCGGGAAGAACTGCAAAATCTATTGCGTGGACACATTCAAAGGTGAGCAAAACCAACCGGCACACCTTGCCATTGTCGATGATCTTGGTGGCAGTATCCGACATGTGTTTGAGGAAAACATTCGCCGCGCCGGTGTTCACGACATGATTGAGATCATCGAAGGTGACAGCGCAGAATCCGCTAATCTATTTGATGACAATTCAATTGATGCCATTTATATTGATGCCGCGCATGATTATGATTCTGTGGTCAAAGATGTCGCGGCATGGTTCCCAAAATGCAAATCCAATGGGTTATTCTCTGGGCATGATTACCCCTGTGATGATGTGAAAAAAGCTGTGGATGAGCATGCGGAATCGAACAATTACAAAATCGCCCAAGTCGGCAGAGTCTGGATCAAGCAAAACCAATGAAACTCTCAATCTTAACACCAACCATTCCGGGCCGAGAGGCGAAGTTGCAATTGCTGCAGGACAAAATCCAACTTCAGGCAGCAGAACACCCCGGGCAGGTCGAGCATCTGGTGCTGTGTGATAATCGCACCCGGAGCATTGGGGCAAAGCGACAGGCATTGCTGGATATTTCCCGAGGCGAATATTTCGCATTTGTGGACGATGACGACGACATCACGGCGGATTACATTTCCAGCATCCTAAAGGCATCGATCTCCGGCGCGGATGTCATCACATTTTTACAGGCAGCAACCTACAATGACCAGATCAGCACGGTCGAGTTTCGGCTGCGGCAGGGCGACCACGCATTTCTCAATGGTGGCATCACAAAGCGGGACGCATGGCATGTCTGTGCGTGGCGCAGGTCGA